AGGTGAACTTAGAAAATGGAGAGCAGTTTCAGCAGCAGAAACAGTTCAAGCTGGAGCTCAACTTTTAGTAAATACAAATAGTGGAGCAGTTACAGTAACATTACCAGCTTCTCCAAGTGCAGGTGATGAAGTTTCATTTATAGATCAAGGATATGATTTTAATACTAACGCATTGACTGTTGGTAGAAATAGTTCAAATATAGCTAATGCAGCTGCGGATTTAGTTGTTAATACACAAGGTGCTGGCTTTAGTTTAGTTTATTCGGGAGACGCTACTACTGGCTGGACATATAGGGAGAAATAATAAATGTCTAATTACGAGGCCACAAAATACGATTTTGATGGAGCTAGCCTTTCAGGTGTTCAAGGAATTGCAACGGCAACTATTATGCCATGGTCTTCTTCGTCAGTACCGTCTGGATTTTTAGAATGTAATGGTGCAAATGTTTCAAGATCAACTTATTCTGATTTATTTGCAGTAATAGGTACAACTTACGGCGCAGGTGATGGTTCAAGCACTTTTGGTCTACCAAATTTACAAGATAATATACCTGTTGGAAAATCTGGTACTAAATCTTTAGCGTCAACTGGTGGAGCAAACACTGTAGCCTCAACTGGAAACGTAGCAGGCTCTACAGCCAATGCAACTTTATCAACAGCGCAACTTGCTTCTCATAGTCATGGAGTTACAGGTGCGCGTTTTACTGGAAATAATAACGTTAAAGGAGCTCAAACACAGCAAATTAATGTTAACACACAAAGTACAGGATCTGGACAAGGTCATTCACATAATATGTCTGCGACCTTTACAGGAGATGCAACATCTGTTATACAACCTTATTTAACAATAATTTATATTATAAAAACTTAAAGGAGAAAAAATGGCAACTAACGCAAATTGGACAGTAGTATTTGATGATAAAATAATTATTAAAAATTACTCAGAAGGTGCTAATGAAGGTGTAGGGCACAAAATCAACAATGATTCTTTTTGGAACGATTCTAAATGGTCAAATATTTGGGCAATTCAATATGTTTCAGGTAATGAAGATTATAGTGATAGTGTAGAATATAGAGATAATACAGCTCACACTTCATGGACGGCAGCTAACTTAGGAGATTTTAAAACTCAATTTATTGATAAATGGGACGCAGCTCATTTATCTGAATTACAATCTAATTGGGATGAAGATAATGCTGAGAGTGAAACTGAATCTGAAAAAATTACTAGATTAGGTGCAAGACCTACGTCTTATTCCTCATAGGAGAATAAATGGCAAATTATGAAGCTACAAGATATGATTACGACGGTGGTAATATCACCGGACTTGTAGGAATTCCAACGGCAACTATTATACCGTGGTCTTCTTCTTCAGTGCCAACAGGTTACTTAGAATGTAATGGTGCGAATGTTTCAAGATCAACTTACGCAACTTTATTTGCAGAAATAGGAACTACTTACGGTGCGGGAGATGGATCAAGTACTTTTGGTTTACCAAATTTACAAGACAACGTAGCACTTGGAAAATCTGGTACTAAAGCTTTAGCATCAACTGGAGGTGCAAACGCAACTGCAAACTCTGGAAATGTTGGTGGATCAACAGCTAATGCAACTTTATCAACAGCGCAACTTGCTTCTCACTCTCATGGTGGATTTCAACTTGGTCTGGCAGATTCCATGTCTACTCAATATTGGCAAAGATTTAGTCAACAACAAAGATCTCCTTCTAGCAATAGCACTGGTTCAGGTGGAGGTCACTCTCATAACATGAGTGCTACTTTTACAGGTGATTCAACGTCTGTTGTACAACCTTATTTAACAATAATTTATATTATAAAAACTTAGGGAGAAATGAACTGTGTCTAATTACGAAGCAACTAAATACGATTTCGACGCCGCAAATCTTACAGGCATTGAATTAATTCCTACTGCAACTATAGTGCCTTGGACTGCTGCTTCTATTCCAACAGGTTTCTTAGAGTGTAATGGTGCAAATGTTTCAAGATCAACTTACGCAACTTTATTTGCAGAAATAGGAACTACTTACGGTTCAGGCGATGGTTCAAGTACTTTTGGTTTACCAGATTTACAAGATAAATGTTGTATTTCAAAATCTGGTACTAAAGCTTTAGGATCAACTGGAGGCGCAAACACTGTAACCGCAACTGGAAATGTTGGTGGTTCTACAGCCAATGCAACATTATCTACGGCTCAACTTGCTTCTCACTCTCATGGATTAGGATCTGGAGGTGGTACACCTGGAGGTGGTAATAACGCTTTAGGATCTGCTCAATCAGGAATAGCTAATAGTAATTTATCAAGCACAGGATCTGGACAAGGTCACTCTCACAACATGAGTGCAAACTTTTCTGGTGATGCAACTTCAGTTTTACAACCTTATTTAACATTAATTTATATTATAAAAACGTAATTTAATGAAGCCACGCTACTATACTATAGCGTGTCCCTTTTTTAATTGGTGATATACCATGTGGATACATAAAATTACTTGGAAAAAATACGATAGATCCTTTATTTAATTTTAATCTTTTTATTTCTTTTTTCTGTTGATCTGTGAAAACTAAATCACCTCCTTCATAATCATTATTAAGGTTAATAATAACGCTAATTTGTCTTGGCCATTTCCACGAATCATCTGTATGAACATTGTATTTTCCTCCAGGTGGATACTTAAGTATATCTATTTGATTTATTTTTTTACTATCTACAAATGGAAATTTGACTTTGTAAAACATGTAAAGTCTTTCAATTTCTAATTTTATTAAATTAAAATAAAAAATATCAGTTTTATTATTAGATTTTAAAGTGTGTCCTTTAACGTTTCTTATATTAGTGTTTACACCCTCTTCGACTGTTAAATTTTTATTAGCTCTATTATCTATGAAAGGAATTATTTTTTTTATTAATTCAGGTTTTATGACTTTTTTTATTTCAACAATATATTCAGTATGATCCATTTTACCTTAACATCATCCAAGAAGTTAAAATATATTTTTCTCCAGATAAAGGAGGATTACCTCTATGTAGATATGGAAATCCAGCGGGCCAAATAACTATTCTTCCTTTTTTTGGTTTTACTCTTTTTGAAAAATGTAAAAATTCTGTTTCTCCACCCTCTTCAACATCATTTAAGTATATACTAAAAACAAAAGCTCTAGGTTCATTATCAAATCCTTTACCATGTTCAATATGCCAAACGTGATAACCTTCCGTAGGTAAGGTTTTTTGAATTTTTAAAGAAGTAAAATAAAAAGGAACTCCATAAGCATCATCAGCTCCTACATTTTTAACATAATGATTCCAAGCTAAATCAAAATTTAACATCATTGTTTTTAACTCTTCCCACCATACATTCATATTATTTGGTGCTGCAAAGTATTGTTGATCTTGTTTTTGTAAAACAGATGCTTTTTCAAAACCTATTCTATTAATAGTATTATTAAATTTATTTTGATCTTCAAATAATTTAATGGCTTTATCACATTCCTCTGAAAGAATGTAATTATCATAAATTCCTATAAAATTATCTATATTAACTGTTTTATCTTTCATTTAATTTTTTTTTATAGTCAAAATGTTTATGTGGAGAAATATTGAATATTAAACTATATCTGTTTTTTTCTTCTTGAGATGTATCAAATCCATGTAGTATGTGAGGTGGAAATATATAATAATCTCCTGGTTCAGGATTTATTTTTAAATTTAATTCAGGAAGTATTAAATCACATCCTTTTGTTAAATATAAGATTCCATGAAGAGAAGGGTGAATATGATAATCTAAACTATCTCCTTTTTTTATTTCATTGCCCCAAGCATTTTCAATAGTATTTTTTTCTAAAAAATGTTCAAATATGTCAGCATGAGTTGTTTGATGTTTATTAATAAGAAAAGTCATAAAATTAATAAAATTAGATTTATTTACAAAATAATTCCAATCCGTCATTCCACCTTTTACGTTTGTATAATTTTCCATTTTTGGATTTAAATTATTTTTTACATCCATCATAAAATTATGAATAAGATCAGGGTAAGGATAATGTCCAAATATAATATTTACTGTTCTTGGATAAGTAATAAATAAAGAATTTTTTTCTTCTGCTAATGGGTTATTTTTATTAAATAAACTAATCATTTTGCGACTTTCATTCTCTGTAAAACTAATATATAAAGCACTATATGCTACAAAAATTAAATTTCAAGCCTGGTTTTAACAAGATGGTCACAGATTCAGGAGCTGAATCTCAATGGGTAGATGGTGATTTTGTTAGATTTAGATATGGATTACCTGAAAAAATAGGTGGTTGGAATCAATTATCTATTGCAGGTGAAACTTTACCTGGAGCAGCACGTGCTCAACACACCTGGACATCTTTAGCTGGTGAAAGATATGCAGCTATTGGAACTTCACAAGGTTTATTTTTATATTACGGAGAACAGTTTTTTGACATTACACCATTAGATACAGCTATTACAGGATGCACATTAACAACTGTTAATGGCTCAAATGTTTTACAAGTTAATAAAGGCTCTCATGGTCTAGAAGTTGGAAGATATGTAACTTTATCTGGCGTAACTGTTACAGGTGCATCAGATTTTACAACAGCAGAATTAGAAAAAGCTTATGAAATTTTAACAGTTGCAACAGTAGATAAATTTACTGTGCAAGCTGTAAGAGCTGAAGGAGGAACAGGCATGACTGCAGCAGGTGCTGCAACTGTTAATCCTTACGTTGAAGTAGGTCCTGTTTTTCAAACACTGGGTTATGGTTGGAGCACATCAACATGGGGAGCTTCAACATGGGGAACTGAAAGAGCTACAAGTTCTGTAATCCTAGATCCAGGAAACTGGAGTCTTGATAACTATGGACAAGTTCTTGTTGCAACAATTAGAGATGGAGAAACTTTTACTTGGAATGCAGGAGCATCAAATGCTAGAACAATTAGAGCGTCTAAATCTACATCAGGTTTTTCAACTTCAGCTAACCCAACTGCATCAAGATTAACTCAAGTATCAGATAGGGATAGACATTTATTTCATTTTGGAACGGAAACAACTATTGGAGATTCTACGACTCAGGATCCAATGTTTATAAGATTTTCAAATCAAGAGGACTTAAATGATTATGCACCAACTGCAGTTAATACTGCAGGTACATTTAGATTAGATAAAGGAAATAGAATTGTTGGAGCAGTATCTGGTAAAGATTATACTTTAGTATTAACCGAT